GCTGCAGAAGAGCTACCAGAAAGTAGATCATTAGTAACTGTTGGTGGTACAACCACTGATGAAAACGGTGCTTATGAATTAACACTTAGATCTGATATAGATACGTATACTATTTCTGCTCAAGGTGGTAAAAATATAATAACAGGAGAAGATAACGATTCTACCTTTACTGTATCATCCAGAGTAGGTTTCCATATTAATCCAGCATCTGAACTAGCATCCGACTTAATTAAAGAAGGAATGTCTGTGGAAGGAGCTAAGGATAAAGTGGTAGAGTTTGTTAATAGTGATTTATCTAATGTTGATAGTATATCTAAAGAAGATTTATTCGATAGATCAATAACTAAAGATATGGAGTCACAAAATAGAAAAGGTGCAATGAAAGCGGTTGTATTTAACACTTTAAATAACATCAAAGAGATGTTAAAAGAAGCAGTTGAAGCAGATGCTCCTAGCGCAGAATCAGTTGAGAAAGAAGTAAGAAAAGCAATTGCCAAAGAATTCAAATTGATTAATCATAAAGAAGGGCAAAATGTAGATATTTCTAACTTGGTAGAATCTGCAATTGATAGAGTTGGTGAGAAAATTGAATTATTTGAACTAAAAGAGGTTTCTAAGAAATCTATAATTAGTTCAACTATTAAATCACAATCTCTTGAATTAACATCTATTGACTTAAGAGATAGTAACGTATTCAAAACAATTGCAGCAGTTGAGACTAAGAGACATGAAATCAAAGAGGAAAAACCAATAATGGAACAATTAGTTAAAATTGATCTTTCTATTGAATCTGATGATGATAGTAAACTTTCAGTACTTAAATCAATTAAGGATAAAAGGAAAGTAGAACTCGAAGAAGAAAGGAAAACAAGAGAACCTATAAACTTTGAATTTAAATTAGATAAAATTAAAGAAAGATTAGAACTACAAGAACAAATTTTTGATTTAATTGAAGAGGCTGGTAGTCAAATAGCATATGTTAGAGGTATAACTAAGTATGATGAAAAGGAATTTTTATCAATACTTAAAATTGCCGATAGTATTTCTGATGCGTTTGATGAATTAAAATCTGAAATTAAAGAAAGAAATGATATTGAAAATCTTGGTTTTGATGAAGGTAAATTTGAAAAGGTACAATCTGCAATAGATGAACTTTATGCAACACTTAAAAAACAACAACAACTATTGTCTAAACCGGTTGAAAAACCAGTTGAGAAACCTGTTGGTGAGTTAGATTCTATAAATCTTGATGATTTATCATCTGCTAGAACTATGGTTGATAATTATTTTGAGTCTGCTAAAATATTTACAGACTTAGAAAGTTTCCCATCAGAAACTTCAGATGTTGAAAGTTTTAAAGGTAAAATTGAAAAGGTAGTTGAAGATAAGGTTAAAGAAATTTGTGATGTATGGATTAATGAAAAACTTAATAGTGTTGAAGAATTAGTATTTTTAAGACGATCACTTGAACAAAAAATGAATAGTGAACGTCAACAAGAAGAAAATGAAAATCTTTCTGAAATAGATAGAAATTTAGTTGAATTTAAAATGTCTATTATGGATAAATTATATCAAATTGTTAGATATTATTCACCATTATTATTAAATCAATCATTACCTATTATAAAAGAAACAATGGATAGGTTTTCTTATGAAGCTTCAAATGCATCAAGATATATTTCAAACGAAATTAACAGTATAAGAACTGAAATGGATAATAACCAACTTAGAGCTTATAGATGGAGGAATATTGTACACTACTACTTTGATATTTCTATAAATGAAAAATTACAACCAATGTTAACAGATAGATTAAACAGTTATACTGATTTAGTATCTAAAAACAAAGGTTATGGTGGTATTTATGATGAACTTTCATATGGTGAGATGTATTATTTAATACCTAAAAGTGAAATGAAGATAACTAAGGTTGACAAAGAATATGGATTTGTTAGAATAGAACTTTCTAATCCTAATAAATTTAAATATGATAATTCTGATGGTTGGAACTTAATATTAAAAGAATATTTTAATGAAGAAATATATGTTATGGATAGTAAACATTTACGTAATCCTATACAAATAGAAGAGAACCTAAACCCTGAACTTAGTAAGAAAACATTTGATGTAGCAATAGGTTATAGATCTGAGTCTGCAGATAATGTTAGAGCACATTTACCTGGTATGGTAATTAAAGGTAGTTTTGTTACCGAAGGTAAGGGTGGTAATAACCCACAAAAAAGAGTTTATTTATTAGGACATGAATGCGATTCAAATGCTGAAGATGGAAGCGGATATAAATTAGAGCCGGTTGAACTGGAATCTAATAGTTGTTGTTTCCAACCAACATGGCACAATTGGGTTGATGGACCTGAAAATTACTCAACTTTTATTGGGCATACCTTTAGAAATAGTTTTGTTTATTTAAATGATTTAGCTTCGGATATGTTTTCACCTTGGGGACGAGGAACAGATGCAACTTCTTTCGAAGAGTATCTTAAAACAAAAAGAGAACATAATTGGGACTCAATTCATTATTTAGGAACAACTACATGGAGTACTGCTATTCAATTAGTCGGTTGGAGAAATGTATACATAGGTGATATTCCTGGCGCAATTAATAATCAAGTACCTCTTTGTGGAGATTATATACCATTTATAGGTAGAAACGGTTTATTTAAAACTGCTGAGGTAACTTCACCATTTGTAAGTAAACATTCAGATCATCTTTATGTAAAGTATGATTTAGAACATAAAGATGCATTTCTTTATGAACTAGTCGAAGTAGAGGATGAAAATGGTGATGTTGAAAAAGTATATCGTAAATATACTGGATTTGCCTATAGAGGACGAAATGCATCCGATTTCCAATTAGTAAATTACCCTAATGCATTAACTGATGTAATGTCAGTATTTGTAATTGGTGGTGTTTGGCAAAGAGGAGGTCAAGAAAATGCTGGTTTAAATACAAATAACGCTAGAGGTTATAAAGATTGTACTGGTATGGAAAGAAGTGATGTATTTGAGTTACAATCAGGAAATATGAAAGGCAATCCAGTTGTCTTACACTCTGGTTGGTTAAATAAAACTGTTATATGGAAAGATATAGAAGGTGAAGAAATAACAAGGTATACTTTTAATACTTTAGTTAAAAATCCTTTTATGAATGATGTAGGACCATTATTAGATAATTGGTCAACTTATTTTGTAAAAATTAGTTTAAGTGAATCAGGAGAAATTATTATTCAATTCACTACTGATAAAAAACAAAATGGTATAAATACATTTATGTCACCAGATGAAAATGGTAAATGGACAGGAATGCAAACCGCTGACTGTGCAGATACAGATGGAGACGGATTTCCAGATGTTATAGATTTTGACCCTAACGATCCTAACGTATATTTTGATTACGATATGGATGGTCAACATGATTTAATAGATCAATTCCCTTGGGATTCTATACACCCTACTTGGACAATAGTAGAAGACGTAGAAACAGGAGAAGAATGTGCGTTTAACATTAATCTTTCTAATTTAGAATCTGATTATTTTACTATAGTTAACTATGGTGAAAGATCGTCTGAAGGCGGAAAAGGTGAAAAAGGTGAACCTGAGTTTTTTGAAGGACCAATTAAGGAAGTTCTTGAACTTGCACAAAATAATACAACTGTATATGGTTACAAATTTAAAGAAGTATCTAACTTAAATCCTACTTTAGGGATTACTAGAAAAATATTAACTGCAAAAACTGCATTTGATGTTAGAACGTGGTCTACAGAAGAAGAGGTTTTAGAAAGAACACTTGAAATGAGAGACAAATATACAGGAAAAGGTGGAGAAGAGTTTTTTGCGTAAAAATATTATTTTTATTTTTATAACTTAAACTTTTTTATAAGTTTTATAAACACATTAAAGAGGGGGAGAAATCTCCCTCTTTTTTTTTTATTCAATATCACCATATATATCTTTTTTTGGTGAACATTTATCTTTAATTATTTTTTCTACAAATGCGAACATCTTTAATCCATTGTCCTCACAATACTTTTTTAAAATGGTATGAGTTTTAGGTGTTATCTTAAGATTTTTAGTCCTTTTCATAGGTTTTTTTATATAAGTATGATAAAAGTATGAAAAATGACCTACTAAATATCTGATTATTAAAATAAAACAAATACTTTCATAAAAATCTGCATATTTATAAATAAAACAAAACAATAATAAAAGAATAAAATATTAATTAAATGGCATCAACAGATAAAATTTTTGTGAGTCCTGGAGTTTTCACTTCAGAAAAAGATTTAACATTCGTTACTAGACAAGTAGGTGTAACTACATTAGGTTTAGTGGGTGAAACACCTAAAGGACCAGCCGAAGAACCAGTATTTGTTTCAAATTACGATGACTTTATTAGTTATTTTGGTGGATTAAATCCAGAAACACATAAAGGAACTGGTTTTCATAAATATGAACTTAACTATATTGCAAAATCATTTTTAACACAAACAAATCAATTATACGTTAGTAGAGTACTAGGGTATTCAGGATATAAAGCAGGTAGTGCGTGGTGTATTACATTAGATTCTGCAGTAGATAAATCTACAGAAACAATAATAAGTACAACGAGCAATGGTGGTTTAACTTTTAGTGCTACAACAGGTGGTACACCAGTGTCAATGACGTTTTCGGACTCTACACTACAATCACTATATGATAATGGTGAGATATCTACATCATTTAATAATATTGGTACGTTAAGTGTGGGAGATAATATCTCAATTACTGAACCTAAATACAATAAAAATGGTTGTGATTTCTTAGGTGCGACTTTTGATATGACTATTATATCTGCAGGAGTATCAACATCAGGTTTTGTAACTGGTGAAACATCAGGTACTGTAGTTACGTATAGTGCTAATTGTTATTCAGATGTAGACGGTAGTGTGATTGCAACTTTAAGATCTAGAGGTGATTACAATGGTGATGAAATTTTAGATTATGAAGTAGCAACTGCCGATATGGGAAATACTTCATTAATTAGTAAAGATGCATTAGCAACATTTACAATAAGTGGTACAACAACTAATGGTTTAACATTTTCATATGATACTTCATTAGATAAAACTAATAAAAATTATTTACCAGGTTTATTAGGTACTAAAGTTAAAGATAAAGAAACTGAGTTATTTGTTGAGGAATTATATACTAATTCTCTTGACGATTTAATTAGTAATGAAAAAGTAAGAGGTTTAAAAGTTACATTTAACGAAATTTTATCAACTGACACTAATAACTTAAATGATTATCAAGAAAAATGGAAATCGGCAGCGTCTCCATTTGTATTATCCGAATTAAGGGGTAACAAACTCCAAAGATTATTTAGATTTATAACTATATCTGACGGTAATGCTGCGAACGAAGATATAAAATTTTCTATTGTTAATATTAAACCTGATGAAAAAACATTTGATTTACTTGTAAGAAAATTTTATGATAGAGATGAAAATATTTCTGTTGTTGAAAAATATAGTAAATTATCTTTAGATCCAACATCTAATGGTTTTATAGGTAGAAAAATTGGTACTACTGATGGACAATTTCCATTAAGAAGTAAGTGTATTATGGTAGAGATGGCTACTGATTATCCTATTGATGGTATTCCAGCCGGATTTGAAGGTGTATTAAATAGAACTTACATTGGTTCTATTTCTTCTTTACCACCACAAATAGAGTATAAAACTGAATATGGACAAATTAGTGGTGCTAAAATAAGAAAAAGTTATTTAGGATTAAATACTAGTATAGGTGTCGATAAAGACTTCTTTACTTATAAAGGATTAAATGCAGTTAATGATGGTTATTATACGGGTAGAACAGATGGTTTTCATTTAGATGTGAATGCTAAAGGTGCTGAAATATCTGCAGGTGGTGATAGTTATATACCTAACTTACAAGTTGGTATATCTGAATTTACCACAACTTCATCATTACAAAACGGACCATACGAAAAGATAAACACTAGAAAATTTACATTTGCACCTTTCGGTGGATGGGATGGTTGGGATGAGTACCGTCTACAAAGAACTAATGGAGATTCTTATAAAATAAATGGTACTAAAGGTAGCGCTGGTTTAACTGTTGGTACTTTTTCACAAATAACTGATTCTGCGGGTGATTTAGGGATTACATCAGATTATTATTCATATTTAAATGGTATTTACACATTTAATAATCCAGAAGACGTAAATATTAACGTATTTGCAACTCCTGGTATAGATTTAAGAGATCAAAATAACTTAATAGAAGCCGCAATTGACGTAATTGAGGTTGATAGGGCAGATTCATTATATGTAATCACAACACCAGATACTGATTCTGAAGGTTTCCCAATAACACCAGATGAAGCAACTGATTTAGTTGAGGACTCAGGAATTGATAGTAACTATTCTGCTACTTACTGGCCTTGGTTACAAATGAACGATACAGAAAATAACCAATACGTATGGTTACCACCAACGTTAGAAGTTATGAGAAACATTGCATTGACAGATAATGTAGCGTTCCCTTGGTTCGCAGCGGCAGGTTTAAATAGAGGTACAACAAACGCAATTGCAGCGAGAGTTAAATTAACATTAGATCAAAGAGATACTCTTTATGAAGGTAAAGTTAATCCAATGGCAACATTCTCAGATGTGGGTGTAGTTATATGGGGAAATAAAACATTACAAACTAAAGAGACGGCACTTAATAGAATTAATGTTAGAAGATTATTACTTCAAGCTAGAAAACTTATTTCCGCAGTTTCTATTAGATTATTATTCGAACAAAACGATCAGGTAGTTAGAAATCAATTCTTATCATTAGTTAACCCAATCTTAGATAATATCAGAAAAGAAAGAGGTTTAACTGACTTTAGAGTTGTATTAGATGATACACCTGAATCAATTGATAGAAATGAATTAAACGGTAGAATATTTATCAAACCAACCAGAACATTAGAATATATTAGTATTGAATTTAATATTACTAACACTGGGGCAAATTTTGACGATATTTAATAATAATAATAATAGGGGACAATGTTCCCCTTTTAAAAAAGTAATAAAATGAAAAAAGTAATAAAATTAAAAGAATCGGATATTAAAAAAATCGTAAAAAGAGTTCTTAAAGAACAGGGAGATATTGGTGGTACTAACCTAGAAGAAATAGTAATGGGATGTATTATGGAAAACTGTTCTTTAACAGATATTTCTAGTGTACCACAAGCATGCATAAAAATGATAGTGGATCAAGATATGTCACAAACATGGCCTTGTATGAGTGAAATGGATTCAAATAGTGTAAAAATGATACTATCTAAAATAGAACCTATTTCTAGATGTGTTGCGGAAAAGACTAGTAGTCCACTAATGAACTAAATAAATATAAAAAATATTAGAACCCACTATATGTGGGTTTTTTTATGCCGTTAAATATTTATTAATATGAAACTTATAATTACGGAAAGTCAATATGAATATCTAAAAGATAAAATAAAATATCTACTTTTTGAACAATCTGGAAAGAGGAGGGTATTCCAAAACCTAAAAAGAGCATTCAGTTTAGGTTTGAAAAGTATTGATCCTAAAATACTTACTAATTTTTTAAATTTTAAAATTGTAGATTTAGGTGATTTTGCCAAACATTTTGATGAATTTTCTAATGTGTGGTTAGAAATAATTCCTAAAGGGTATAATTTAAATGGTATTACGGGGTTAATAAAAAAAATTGATGTAAAAATAAAAACTGATCCTGAATGGATTAAAAAAATTCCTTATAAAAAATGGTCAGATATTGCTAGTATGTTCCCAAAAGAAGGAGGTATTCAAGAAACAGTTATTAATTTGATGCTAGAGGCGGCAGGTAAAACCATTAAAAAAGTAGATGTACCAACAAAGTATGATGTAGTTAAATCAGGTGATGAGGTAGTTATTACCACAACAAAAGGTACTGAAGTTAAACAATATAAAAAAGACAGAAATAATAATTTTTCACCAATAACAAAAGAACTTAATAATACCGTAATTATTAATGACAAACCATTGGTTTTTTATCACGGTGGTTTACCAAAAGAGGCAACCATTGCGGATATTGATGTTTTAAGACGCTCTCAAAGACAACAGAAAAAAAATTCTAATTATGGTGGTTTCTATATGTCACCAGATATAGAAAAAAACTCTTTTGCGTTACAATATCATCAGTCTAATCCGGGTAGTGGTTTACATAAAATAACTTTACCTGTGGGTTCTAAAGGGTATAATTACACTCTTGATACGGTAGAAAGAATAGATATAAGTACATTAATGGATTTACAGAAGAAAGGATATGATTACATAAGTGGTAAAAATGTTTTTGGGAAACCAGAATTTATTTTATTAAACACTAAAAAGGCGGATTTAAAATTAATTAGTGGTAAGAGTATTAAAACACCAGAAGAATCTCTTAAAATACTTAATAAATATGGTAAGGGGGACGGCATTAATTGGTTTACTTTTGGTCCTGATACTAATTGGTCAAACCATAGTGGTTGGAAATTTCATGTATTTGGTACTACTTTAGAAGATTCTGCCTTTTTAATAGAAAGGTTAACACCTATTACTAAAAAATATGGTGCACACGCTAAGGTAGGGGGGGTTGAACAAATATATAATATACAATCATTTAAACCAGGAGGAATCCAACATGGTAAACAAGGGGCTACCATTTATATACCTCAATCCGTAATTGATAATAATCAACATAAATCGATGTTATTAGACATTCAATCCGCAATTCAAGGATATAATAATAAAGGTGGTAAAATAACGGGTGATAAAATGATTACACCTCAAATTCATTATAGAAATGAGTTAATTGGTCCAGTCCCTAATGGTGGATTCATAAATCGGAATCACTATATACAACATTATAATAAAAATTATGGTGGACCATATAAACCAGATAATGTAGTGGATATATTTAGTTCTAATAAATTAACTAAAACTATACCAATAAATTACCTTTCTACTAAATTTGGTGATACTAGCGAAATTGATTGGAGTAAAATATTAAATGCAACTAATATAAGAGAGTATGACATAGTTATAAATGACGCAATAAGAACAAACAATTATAGTAAAATATCTAGAGGTGGGTTTGAGTCATATGGAATAACAGATTTTAGAGAATATTTAAAAAATAATTACAATAAATGAAAATAATACTTAACCAAAAACAAAAAAGTTTATTAATGGAATTTAAAAAAAGAGCGTATTCTTTTGATTGGGATGATAATCTATTATTTATGCCAACACAAATATACCTAGATAAAAAAGTAGGTGATGGATGGGTGCCTGTGTTAGTAGGTACAGAAGAATTTAGAGAAATACGTAATTTAATTGGTAAAGAATATAGATATGGTAAAGATGACTTGTATTATGCATTTAAAGATTTTAGAGACTATGATGCATTTATTAGAGACACTAAAGAGGCATTGAAAAAAAAATCTTTTGGACCTAGTTTTAATAAGTTTATTGAGGCGTTAGAATACGGTAATGATTTTTCTATTATAACTGCAAGAGGTAATCCACCTAAAGCAATAAAAGATGGTATAAAAGTAATAATAGATACTATTTTTAGTGAAGAACAAAAAGAAAAGATGTTATCTAATTTACATGGAACTTCGATTGAACAGTACTTAAACCTACAAGATTACTATCCTGTGACTTCTGATGAGTTTATAGAAGAGTTCGATACTAATGTAAGTGTTACTAACCCAGAAGTCGGTAAAATGATTGCATTAAAGACTTTTGTAGATAGAGTAGTTAATGCAGTTAAAGAAATGAAGGAAAACCCTAAATATAGTGGGATGAGTATAGGTTTTAGTGATGATGATTTAGGTAATATAGAAAGTGCGGAAAAATATATAGAAGAGGAATTAAAAAGGTTATATCCTGATGTTAGGTTTTTGGTATATGATACATCAGACTCTAAAAATCCAAAGAAAAAAAGAATTATCATCAAAAAATAAATTTTTTTGAAAAACTGAATATTTATAATTAAAGAATAAAACAACAATATAAAAAAAAGAAATTATGGCAGATTTATTAATGAGAATGCCGGTTCCTTATGAACCATTAAGAAAGAATAGATGGATTCTTAGATTTCCAGATGAATTAGGTATTCAAGAGTGGTGGATTTCTACTGCAAGTAGACCTAAATATACAAGTGATGAGGTATCTATTCCTTTTCTAAATACTGAGACTTATGTTATCGGTAGATTTAGATGGGAATCTATATCAGTTACTTTTAGAGATCCTATAGGTCCTTCGGCAACACAAGCACTTATGGAATGGGTAAGATTACACTCAGAATCAGTAACTGGTAGGCAAGGATACGCTGCAGGATACAAAAAGAATGTAGAATTAGAAATGTTAGACCCAACAGGTGTAGTTGTACAAAAATGGATTTTAGAAGGAACACAACTTAATGACGCAGATTTTGGTGGATTAGATTATTCATCTTCGGATTTAGCGGACATTACTTGTACTTTAAGATTTGATAGAGCGATTAACGTATTCTAAATATTAATTTAGAAAATATTTAAGTTTCCCCTTTAATTAGTATTTTTATATTAAAGGGGATTTTTTATGCATTATCATGTATTTATAAAGAAAAAGATTATGAAAAATAACCATCAAACATTAAATGAAGAAATTTTAAGAATTAAATCTTTATTTACCGAAGAAAGATTATATGGAAATTTAGTAGAAGCAGGACCTAAAGGAATGGATCCTTCTTTGGATGATGAAGACACACCAGAAAAAAAGAAAGAAACACCAAAAAAATCAGAACCAATAATAATTACTGATCATGACCCCACATGGGATTATAAAGCAGAAAATGGTGTATGGTATACTAAGAAAAAGAATGGTGGTAAAGATTGGATTTCCTTATCTGGTAATAAAAAAGCATATGATAATTTAAATACAAAATATCCAGATACATTAGAAAAAAGTAAAAATAATACTAATAATACTGATACTGATAATACTGATACTGATAATACTGATACTGATAATATTGATACTGATAATACTGATACTGATAATATTGATAATAATAAGGATAATACTAAAAAAGATATTAATAATAAGGATGGTAAAAAAACGACTACAGACGATAATGATGGCACTAAAAAGGATGATGGTGAGTTCAATTGGGACGATATTAGTGGGATAGACCCAATAACTAAAGACGATAAAGGTAACATAAGAAAAAAGTATAAGGAGAATAGAGATAATATTAAAGCAGAAGATAAAAGAAGGTTACAACTATGTGATGATGTTGTAAAAACTTTATCGAGTGCATTTTTACCTACATTAAGAAAAAGAAGAATTAGTAAAGAAGATTGGGCGGGTACACTAGGTGAACAATCAAAGGTACAACAAGGTTTATTTGAAGCGTGTTTAAAAATGGAAAAAGTAGTAAAAAAACATAGTACAGGTAGTTTTATAAATGGTAAAAATAAATTAGAGTCTATAGCAGGAATTTTATCTGGTGATATAGATGAAGAAACTCATTTAACTAGTAGATATAAATTGTTTAGGGGGAATAAAGAAGAGGAAGAAGAAACTACTGATACAAAATCTAATGATGATAAAAAAACAACTGGAACAGATGATAAAGGTAGACAAAAATGGGATGTATATAGTAACTCAAGAGTTTGGGGTACTTTGACGAAAAAAGGTAATAAATATGCGTTAACTTCTAAATTCGGTAATCAGATTGCGGTAAGAGGAAGTAATAAATTAGGTGACGGTATATTTGATAAATTTTTAAAGAATAAAAGAAATAATTTCCCTAAAGGGTTATTAAATTCTCTTATTACTGCCAATAAAAATGGTAACGTAGAAACAAAAAAGGGTGGTAAAGTAGTTATTTTTAACGTAAATTAAACTATATGAAAAAAAATATAATAATCTCTGAATCACAATATAATAGAATATTTTTAGGTGAACAAGATACACCTAATCAAATGGTTTCTGATATTCCTATTCAATCGGATAGATTAGGACCTAATAGTGATTTTGATTATAGGATGAAGTCAATTAATAATGCAATTCAAAATAATTTAACACATATCCCTCGTCACGATAGTAGATGTAATTCTAAGTGGAAACAATACTGTAAAAAACAAAATATGGTTGCTACCAATACTACTAAAAAAGGTAAAGAATGGGATATTCTATCAGGAAAAGCAACAAAAGATAGTAAAGGTAATTATAATACTTTGACTTGGGGTGAATGGGATAATGAAAATATAACTAAATGTAGGTGTCAAAGAGGTAAAGTCATAATAAGTTTAGATGGACAAGAGAAATTTGTTCCTGAAGGTGCAACGATTAGTCAGTTGAATGTTGTACCTGGTTCTCCTACAGATTTATACCTTAAAGGTAAAATTTCGGATGAACAATATGAGAAAGAACAGATGAAACAGTTAAGAATATTTAACAGTAAAATTAGAAATTTAGAAGATGATTCGGAAATATCTAAATTTGTGAAAGGGGTTGCAGATTGGCTAGGTGGTTGTACGGAAGATTATCATTGTGTCTTAGATCTATTGTCCATTGCCGCCTTAGCAATACCAGGATATGGTTTATTAATTAGTTTTGGATTAGACGCAATTAACGCCAGCGCCTATGGTATTGAATACGCAACTGCAGAAACAGAAGAAGATAGAAATGCAGCAGCACTTGCAGGTATATTAACACTTGGGGGTGGATTTTTAGGTGGTGGATATAAAGCAATGAAGAATATAAAGTTAGCGAGTTCTAACCCTAAAATTTATAAATATATGGGTGATATTGTGGGTGAAACTGAGAAAAAATTAGGTAAGGTTAAATCATTAAAAACTGTAAAAGATAAAAAAGTATTAGAAGATATTTATGGACTAATTGGGAAAAAATATAATTTAAGTACATTTGAGCAAAAATTAGCACATAATTTACTTAATACTTTTAATAAAATAGATCCTAAATTAATAAAGAAATATAGTGAAGCATTACTTTTAGTTAATGAGTCGGTAAGAAAAAAGACTTCTTATACATTATTAAATGTATTTAAAGAATCTTCTTGGAAAAAAGCATTACAAAAAGAAAATGGAGATGTACTAATTACTTTAAAAAAATATATGAACAAACCTTTGTATAGAGACGTTTTAGTTCAAATAGGTGCATTCTTGGCGGTTCAAGAAGCATTAGAAATACCTGCGGTACAAGAGTGGATAGGGGAAAAATATCGTGAAGGAAAGTATTCAATCAATCCAGGAATTAGAAATAGAGTAGAAAAGGATGGTTATGATTGGAAGATGACTAAAGAAATTTTCGGTGCTATTAGTACTGACGATTCCAAATATAGTTTTGAAAAATCTAGAGAAGATAATCTTAAATTAGAAAAGGCTTGGAACGCAGGTTGGAGACCCTTTGATAAAAAGATAAAAGAACCAACACCATTAGATTTTAATGAAGTACCTGAAAAATACCAAACAAAAAAATATAAAGAAAGAATTAATAATTCTGTTTTTGATAAAAAAAATGTATCTTTACCTATCGAAGTACAAAAACAGATACAATTGTTTAATAATGATGATAATTCTAATGTAGATGATAAAACTAAAGAACAACAACAGAAGAAAATAATAACACAACTAAAATCACAGGAATACGATGTTAATGCTGATTACAAAAACTTTGATTTAGATGATTATTAAAAATAATAAAATGAAAGATATAAAAAAAGATATGTCCTTAATTAAAATTAAGAAAAGGTTGGATGATTACAAAAATTATATAAGTAATTATGGATTTATTCAAGAACAAGATATATTTATAAAAAAAGATATCGTTGATTTTGAGAGATATTTAGATGAATTAGAAAAAAATGAAAAAGCATAAAAATATTTTAAGTGAAGTTACCCATATTAAACATTTAATGGGGTTAAGGGAATATAGTCATGATGATTGTGAAGATCAGTTAGAAAA